TGAGTGCGGGCTTATTTATTTACCTACTGAAGAGAAAAACCCTGAAAGGCTAACTCCGTTTGCTGAGGAGTTTTTAGAAACAGTGATAACCTTTCCAAATGGGGAGTCAAAAGACCTCGTTGACTCGATGACACAGGCAATTTTGTACCTACGAGACTTTGATGCTTTAACCCATACAAGCGATGTTAAGGAAGATGAAACCATTACTAAAATTAGGAAATTATACTAATGGCAACAAGAAGAAAGCAAAAAAGAAAGACTAATCCTGATTTGTCAAGGCTAGAGAATTTAGAGCCTGAATCTCTAAATCTTACTCAAGAATTACCTATAGAGGAACAAATCCCACTAGAACAAGATATGGGTATTTTACCGGAAGAAGTAGAACTTCCCGAAGCAATGGATGATCCTCTTTTATCTTTAGAGGATCAAATCTTATCACGTATGGATAAGAGTGGTGAAGAATTAGCTCCGAGTGTTATGCCGTTTAACAGTAATTTTGCGGATGATATACCAGAAAGCGTCAGGGATAAAATAGCTGCTTACCTTGAAGAGGTAACAAAAAAAGATAAGAAAAACCGCGCACCTTGGCTTGATATAATTGAAAAGGCAAAAAATCTACTCGGCTTTAAAATTGAAGAAATACAAGACGGGGATGTTGCCAACACCCGTAAATCCAATTCTTCTATTGGAAACAGCGCGCAGGTTAAGACTTACGATACTACTTTCTCTAGCAGCGTTCTTCGGCTCTGGGCAACGCTTCGCTCTGAATTATTACCCGCTACCGGCCCTGTAGGCTTTAGAACCGATATCAGTGTGGAGGAAGATTACGAATTAAAAGGCGAGATGGTCAGGGATATTTTAAACGAGTATTTAACTGTCGACGATAAAGGCTTTTATCCTGATTACGATCGGTTCTTGTTATATCTGATTCTTTATGGATGTGTCTTTAGGAAAATATACTACGATCCTATTACAGGCAAACCATTGAGCCGGTTTATTATGCCTGAGGACTTTTTATTTGATAATAACTGCTCAAGTATTACCGAATCAAATCGTCTAACCCATATTAGGTATCTCTCAAAAAGGGAAATCCTCTTTAATATGAATAGCGGGATATTTTCCAAACTTGACCTTGATTACCTGGATAACCTAGGTAGCAGCGAGGGCGAAGAAGCAAAGGACGAAACAGGGTCAAAACAGGTTGATCCGACCAGCTCCCGTTTTCCTTTTTATGAAACGCACGAATATCTGGTTTTAAATGATTTTTTTGATGATAGCTCTTCGCTTGAAGATTACAGCATACCATTACCTTATGTTATTACCAGATGCGGTGTTACTAATCAGATCGTATCACTTACGCCAAACTGGGATGAAAACGATCCAACCAGAACAAGGATTAACTGTTTTATTCATTATAATTTATTCCCCGGGTTTGATGTTTTTGGACTAGGTCTTGCTCAAATCCTCGGCTCTAATTCAAAGAGCTTAACTTCCATGCAGCAAATGGCGATTGATGCAGCTATTTTCCAGAATTTCCCGGGAGGGATGAAGTCCAAGGGAATAAAGACTACTAATAATGATTTAACAATATTACCCGGGCAGTTTGTAACTGTTGAAACGGGTAATTTATCCTTGCGTGATTCAATCATGACGCTTCCTTATAATGGGCCGTCTCCCGCTTTACTTGAATATATTAACCGGATAACTGCTCAGACACAGGAATTAGCATCTACAACGGAAGCAGGACTAGCTGAAAATAATCAGAATATGCCTGTCGGTACTACTATTGCCTTGCTTGAAGTATCCAATCGGATGCAATCGGCAATAATGAGAACAGTCCATAGTAGTTTTAGTGAAGAGCTACAACTCTTTTTTAAAATGTTCAATTTGCCGTCTCTACCTCTGGATAAAGAGAGTTTGAAAGTTATACCTGTATCCGATCCGTCTGTTGAATCTTCTACGCAGCGAATAATCAAGGCAGAAAGTATTTTAAAGTTAGCTAGCAGCAATCCCGAGCTACATAACATGAGAGAGGTGTATTTAAAAGTATATCAGGCACTTGGTATTAACGATATTGATAAGATACTACTTCCTCAAATTCCGCCTGAGCAGCAGCAGGAACAACAACCTATAGACCCAGCTCTGCAGGTTCAGATTGCAGATATTGAGCAGCGGCGCCTTGAAGTAGAGTCAAAGGAACGGCTAGCTCATTTAAATATTGAAGCTGACGGCTATAAGACCCAAATGAACATTGAATTTGATAAGGCAAAACTAGAACAAGAGAAGTATTTAGCTGAATTAAAAGTAGCTGAAGCTCAACAGCTTGCAGAGCAGAAATATCAAATTGAACTTTTAAAGCTCGAGTTAAACGAGAAGGAAAAAGTAATAGATACGTTAACTAAGGAGCAGGAAATAAACAGTAAGACCGAGCTTGAATTACTAAAACTTGAGTACAAGGCGAAAGAAGCTGAGTTAAAGGCGCAAGTAGAAGCGCTACGGTCACAAATTTCATCAACACCAACACAAGAGGAGATCATTTATGGATAGGCAAAAAAGAGAGCTTGCAATGCGTCAAATGCAAGAAAGAGCCAGAGAAAAAGACATAGCTTGCAATAAATATGCTGCCGGCGGAGCTGCTAAAATTAGAAAAGATGTTGCTAACAAGAGCGGTGCTGTAGTGAAACCTAGAAATATGGGAAGGAGCGGTAAATGATTGGAATGAACCGAAATAATATCTACAACCGAAGCTCTTTTACTTCAGATATTATAGGAAGTATCAGTGCCGAGATTGAAAAATACAAGGACATTTTAAGTAACCCATCTGCGATTTGTAGTTTAGAGGGTTACAAGTATCATGTCGGAGTAATAGCTGGTCTTGATATAGCACTTGAACTGGTCGGCAAGCACATAATAGAGGTAAATAACAATGATTAACTGATCTATATTTTGCAACTAGAGGGTGTTTAAGGCTTCGAAATATAAATACCCTCATTAATTCACCAACTTAACCTTCAATTAATAGGCAAATCATATGAATGATAGTACTCATTCTGCTTTAAGTAAAGATAGAATTTTTGAGGCAGAAACTCACATCAATTATAAACCAGAAGATTTTAAAACCAAAGGAATTGATCTTACTTCTTTTGATAAAGAAGTAATGATAGAGAGATTCAAGGAAGTATCGGTTACTGGAATCAATGTATTAATTCTTATATACAAACCTCCTGTTGAAGAAGTTACAAGAGGAGGAGTTATCATTCCGCAAACTGCCGTAAAAGACGACCTAGAATACAATTCGATGGTTGGCATGGTATTAAAACTTGGCCCAGATAGTTATAAGGGCGATCAGTTTCCAAGCGGCCCTTATGTAAAAGAGGGAGACTGGGTCATATTCCCTAGAGGCTCATCATTGCAGTCAAAATATGAGGGGGAGCCGATCATTATGGTAGAGGATTTTAAAATCAAGCTACTAGTCGATAATCCATCAAAAGTATCAAGGTAAGAATATGTTTAAAATAGATATTGAAAATACAAGCGACTTAAACGCTGCTATTCCGCCTTTAAAAGAAATAGCCGAAAATAAAGATTCAAAGGAAGAAACCAGCGAAGCAGAAGTAAAAACTAAAGAACCGGAGCAAGGGTCGCAGGGCTTAGAGAGCGAGGATGATAAACCCGATATTCCGGAGGATACCCCAAAAACCGAGGAAAAATCTACTAAAACCTCTACCCCTGACAAAGACAAGGAAAAATACTGGTCTAAATTAAAAAAAGAACGGGAAGAAAAGGCGGCAATGGCCGAGCAGCTAGAGCAGTTGCAGCAAGAAAAACTACAAATGGAACAAATGCTCCGTCAAGCTATAAATACCGGTTCTACCCATTATAAGAACAATGTTGCCAGCGAACTTGAAATGGCCCAGGCAAGGTTGCAGTTAGCACTAGAGAGCGGAGATGCTGCTGGGGTTAGCAGAGCTACAGCGGAGATTTCAAAGGCAACGCATGCTTTAAATGAAGCATCTAGAATAGCAAGTTTTCCTAAAGAAGAATATTCAGAAGAACATCTTAATCAGATTCGGGCAAGAGAATATCAGGATAGATTATACAGCTGGCTTGAAAGTAACCCAGAAGTAGATAGAAATACTCCCGAGTATGATGAAAAGCTGGCGGCCTCAGTATTATCTTTTATTACAAAACTGGATCGTAAATACCAGACTACCAATAAGGCGCATCTAATAGGTTCTGGTAGTTATTACAGCATGATAGATGAGTATATCGATAATTTAAAGGCACAGGATATGAATACAACTCCCGCCAAACATTTTGGGGCAGTCCGTAGTCGGACTCCTATGGAGGGAGTACCTGATCCAAAAACAAGGGAATTAAGCGAGCGAGAGAAAAAGGCAGCACTTGCTTTTGGTATGTCTTACGAGAGATATAGGGAGCTTATAGATAAACGTAATAAAGAAATGAGGTCAAAAAATGGCAGTTAAATATAAGCAAGATAAAAATAATGAGTTTAAATCAGTAGATAGAGATATTAGAGAGCATGATTTGGAACAGGATAATTTTGATTTGATGTTTACCGATTCAAGCTGTCCTTTTAAAGCTTTAATCGAGGAAATAATACAACCAGGCGAAGAATATTATTTTGCCTTTAATGGTCCTGAACGCATTAATAGGCTAATGGCAAAGAAGTGGTATATCGTATCTCCGGATAGGCTTAAGAATAAAAGAACCTATAGAGGTGATTTAAGATCGGAAAATGATTGTATTACTACCGGCGATACCGTCTTACTTGCAAGAGACGAGCGTTATGGTATCAAGGAGCGTGAATATTATGAAAATAAAGCTATAAGAGTAATGCGTGATACTTTGCAGAAAGTACAAACGGATATCTATAATCCGATCATGCCGTTTTCAGACAGAGCAATGTAGGCTATTATGTCTTATTCAAAGATTATCCTAAATAACGATATTAAACTATCATGGCCTTATCCAAGGACAGAAGGAATCGTAGTTAGCAATATTAATGATGTTAGTTCCGGTAATGATGCTTATACAGTTACTCTACCGCCTGCTAATACGGTAGAAACTGGTACTAGCTTATTATTTAATAATGTCGGGCAAAAAGATTTTACCGTTTTATATAATGATGGAACGCCGCTAACTAACGTAATGATTCCAGGAGAAGTAATACAGATATATTTAACCGAAAATCTAACTAACAAAGGAGTATGGCGGGTAGTACCTTTTGGAGGAGGTAGTAGTGGTATAGTAAGCTTTTCTACGGAAAGCGGAAATAACAGCTTACAGATTACAAATTCAACTGTTATTCCTCCGACCGGTAACATCATTTTTAAAATTGCCGATTCGTTAAATAATTTAAATAATCTAACTACTCAGGTACAGAATGGTTTTTTAGTAATAACCGGTAATACTCCTTTAAGTTTTGTAACTCGAAAAATAGCAGGCGGTTCTAATATAAATGTACAAAGCAGTGATGGAGAAACAGGAGACGCAATTATCAATTTAGCCGACTCTCTAGTAGGATTATCCGGTATTAATGTCGGTAATCTCTTGATCTCGGTAAATACGATTACTACCGCAAGCGGAGATCAGGATATTAATCTAGCTACCGTAGATACCGGAGTAATTAATTTAAACAGTACTCAAATTGACAATGTCGGTAATATGAGCGTACCGGGAAAGATTATAAATCCTGCTACTGCTAAAGCTTATTGTTTCTTTTACGATAATAATGCCGCAAGTAACAATATCCAGATAGAGAGCAGCTTTAATATAGCATCGGTTAGTGGAGCGCAAGGATCGTATGTTATAACGTTTGCTACTCCTTTTCCTGATGGTAATTATGCTGTATTACCGGCATTAGCACGAGGAACGGAAGTAATAGCGCCGTTTCAGGTGTTCTTTAGGTCTAGGTCGGCAACAGAGGTCATCATTTTTGCAACCGATACGCTAGGTAATTTACTTCCAGTACTTGATGGAGTGTCTGTCGTGGTATTTGGTAGTTAATTTTTAAAGAATTTAATGGAGAGAATGTGTTATGTATCTGTTTAGTCCCATTAAGTAGTGGTATAATATATACTAAACTTAAAAAGGATAATTTATGGGACAAATATTACATAAACGCGCCACGACTACGCACAGGATTAGAACTGAAATACAAGAATCTAAAGA